GTCTTCGTATGATTCTTCATTTACTTTTGAAAGGAGACCAGATGACAGTAGGGAGTGCAGTGGCCCGGACATACAACTATTTGATATAGGGACCCATAGATCATCTCTTATCCAGCGTGTCTCCTTAATTCCTCTTGAGGTCCTATGCACAGATCTAGTAGTAAGTCGGAGCCCAGCTTCCCTTAATGACATTAACCCATCTTCTTCTTCAGATATAAGGCTACTAACCAAGAACCTTGAGGTTGTGTCATAGTTTCTCGTTATCTGGTTCAACTGATTCATGTCAGCATAATTGGGCAACAAAAATTCCCCCATTATATTTATAGGTAATGGCCCCCCTAAAGAAGACAATCTGCTTCCTACTTTATCATAAGAAGTCCATCTATTGTATTGATCTGCAAATTTCACTGTCAGTAGGGTTGCCAATGCATGGCTAGAGTATAATGATGCACCTTCACGTAGAGCAGATAATGCCTGTTCAAGAGGTTGCCTGGCATCTTTTATTATAGATTCTCCTGATGCAATTTGTAAAGCAGAAAATAGTGTCTTGTATTCAGGGCAAATTAAACCATCAGTGGTAGCAAATCTACTATGAAACTCACAATATATTGTTGAAGCTATTGTCTTAAATGTATTGAGAATCTGACCACCAAATGATAGAACAATCTTCAAAAGATTGATGGTATCTTCAGCAAAAGTTTTTAGATCAGAAGAAACCTCAGTAAACATCAACACAGAGTCATCATTGGTTACCATGGCATCACCTTCTTCAGATTCTTTCCTCATCGCTATGATCTCGAGTACAACCTCATGGAGCATGGAGCTAGCCAAAGAAGAGAACATCCCTAGTGCACCTTGATACATCCCCCACTTTTGTTCCATGAATAATGGTAATACAGAGTGCCCTTGAGAAAGGTAGTAGCCTGCAATCTTCCCATAGATGGACTCAGGGTTGTGTCTATATATTTCTTGCAAAGACCCCATTTTTATCATCATCTCATATAGATTAAAAGGAATCTTGGCTCTTTTATTCTCCATAAGCCGAGTTGACTCTGCCAATAGCTCGTAGTTTAGTCTAGACCTTATTTTATCCACTCCTGCTTTAAAAGACATGGCAAATGCCAGACATCTAGATTTCCCCATTAATTGATTTGGGCCAAATCTTGAACAGTCAGCAGCAACAAAGACAGTTCTCCCTTTGTCTGAAACTCTTCTAACTTTATCATATAAC